TCGGCGTGCGCGACGACACGGCCATCTGGTGGTTTCAGCAGGTCGGCGGGCAGCTGTTCATCCTCGACGTGTATGGCGCAGCCAACGTCGGCGTCGAGCACTACAGCAACATCATCGCGGAGCGCCGCAAGCAGCACGGCTGGATCGACGGCACCGACTGGGTGCCGCACGATGCCAAGGTGAAAGAGTGGGGCACCAACCGCACGCGCGTCGAGAGCATGAAGATGTTCGACCTGCACCCGCAGCTGGTGCGCGGCGCCAGCAAGGGCGACGGCATCGAGGCCGCGCGGCGCACCATCCCGCTGTGCGTCTTCCACCCGCGCTGCGAGGAGATCGGCCTATCGTCGCTGGAGCAGTACCACCGCGAGTGGGATGAGGAGGCGAAGGCCTTCGGCAAGGACGCAGAGCACGACTGGACGAGCCACTACGCGGATGCCTTCCGCTACATGGCGTTGGCGTGGCAGGCGCTGCCTGTGATAAGACCGCCTGAGCCGAAGCGAACCGGCTGGGTCATCCCGCCTCCTCCCGATGGTCCGATCATCCGCCGCTATGGGGATATGCGCCTGTGAAACTCAGAAGCTGGCGGAATTGGTGGGGCCTGAAGTGCAAGCTGCACTGCTGCGGCGGCACGATCGAGCATGACGGCACCGTGCATTGGATGTGCGCCGCCTGCGGGAAGGTCGTTCGATGAACGAGCATGACGACATCCGCACGCTAGCTGCCGGCATCAAGCTGGCGCTGGAGGGGATGTACATGGGCCGCAACGTCCAGTTCCTGCTGGTCACCGTGATGCAGCGTGGCGGGTCCGATGTCACCGTCAACACCATCACGGAGATCACGGACCACCGCCAGATCGAGCAGATCGGCCAGCACCTGATCGAAATGTCACTCGCGCAGCAAGAGCGTCCTGATACCAGCGTCGAGGGTCACGCATAGGAGGCGGCTATGATCAGCATGCTGGTCTACCTAGTCATTCTGGTCATAGCTGTCATCTTCTTGTGGTGGCTGCTGCAGCAGATACCGCTACCTCCTCCGCTGATGCAGATCGCCACTATCGTTCTGGTTGCAATCGGGGTGATCCTCCTGATTGGCATCCTGCTCCAGTTCGCCGGAGGCGGCGGGCTTCATCTTCCCGGGCTCAGGGGCTGACATGGCCGACAGGGTTGCCGATCCCAAGCCATTGGGGCGCGACGAAGTTAACGTCTTCACCGAGCCGAAGAATGCTCAGGTGTGGTTCGACATGCTGACGGAGGCCGAAAAGGTCTTCGAAGAATGGCAGGACCATTGCGACAACATCGACAAGATGTACGCCAATCTGGAGCGGCTGCGCGATCCGGCCCGGCCCCGGGAATTCCAGATGTTCTGGGCCAACATGGAAGTGCTCAAGCCGAGCGTATACGCGCGCCCTCCGACGCCGGTGGTAGTACCAAAATTCAAGGACCGGCGGCCGGTCTTTCAAGCCGCGTCAGAGGTGGCCGAACGCGCCGCCATCGTGGCGTTCGACCTGACCTACATCCACGCAGCCCTGATGCTGGTGCGCGACGACATGGTGCTGCACGGCCGCGGCGCGCTGTGGCTGCGCCATGAGAAGGCCCGGGGTAGCCAGCCTGAGAAAGTCTGCATCGAGCACAAGGACCGCCACGACTTCCTGCACGACCCCGCGCGCAATTGGTACGAAGTGCAGTGGGTCGCGGCCGCCAGCTACCTGACCCGGGAGGAGATGAAAAAGCGCTTCAGCAAGTATTCCGGGGACGCATACGACCAAGCCGAATACAAGATCGACCGCGAAAAGCGCGACATTGGCGCCGCGGACGAGCGCGAGCGCACCAAGGTCTGGGAGATCTGGCACAAGGGCATCGGCAACGTTGTCTGGATCAGCGAGGGCGTCGACGTGCTGCTGGACGACGCCAAGCCGCATCTGGAGCTGCAGGGCTACTTCCCATGTCCGCGGCCGGCCTACGGCACCACGCAGCCCGGCAGTCTCGTTCCGGTGCCGGAAATCCTCTACTACCGCGACCAGCTCGACGAGCTGAACCAGCTCACCGGGCGCATTCACGCGCTGTCGCGCAGCATCGAGGTGAAGGGCTTCTATCCGAGCGGCGGCAACAGCATGGCCGACGCGATCGAGAAGGCGCTCGCCACGACCTCTGACAGTCGCGTGCTGGTGCCGATCCCGGACTGGGCCGCCTTCGGCGGATCGAAAGAAGTCATCATCTGGATGCCGATCGACATGGTCGCCAACACGATCAACGTGCTGGTCACGCTGCGCAAGCAGATCATCGACGACATCTACCAAGTCATGGGCCTGAGCGACATCATGCGCGGCAGCTCGGATCCGAACGAGACGCTCGGGGCGCAGCAGCTCAAGATGCAAAGCGGCTCGGTGCGCATCAAGGACAAGCAGGCCGAGATGGCCCGGGTGTCGCGGGAGTGCGTGCTGATCACGACCGAGATCATCACGGAGAAGTTCGACGACGAAACCATCATGCAGATGAGCCAGACGCAGCTGCCGCGCAAGGCCGAGCACATGATGCAGGTCATGCAGAAGCAGCAGCAGCTCGCCATGCAGCAGCAGCAGGCGCAGCAGCGCATGCAGCAGCTGCAGGCTCCTCCGCCGGCAGGCCCTCCTGCGATGGCCCCCGGCGGACCTCCTCCCGGCCCGCAGGCGCCGGGGGGAGCCGATCCAGCGGCCGAGATCCAGCAGGCGCTGCAGCAGGCGCAGTCGGAGCTGCAGAGCTTCGCCAGCAAGCCGACCTATGAGGACGTGATGACGTTCCTGCGCGACAACCGCGCGCGCAACTTCGTCCTCGACATCGAAACCGACAGCACCATCCAGTTCGACGAGCAGAAAGAGAAGCAGTCCCGCGCCGAATTCCTGCAAGTGCTGTCCCCGATGATCCAGCAGATCGGCACCATGGTGACGGCCTTGCCGGCCTTGGCCAACTTCGCCGGCGAGCTGCTCAAGTTCGGTGTCGCGCCCTATCGTGTCGGGCGCCAGCTCGACAACGCGATCGACGACGCCGTGCAGACCATGATGGCGTCTGCCGGTCAGGCTGGTCAGGGCGGACCGGATGCCAAGAACGCCAAGGACACTGCTGCTGCCGAAGCCACCAAGGCTCAGGTCGAGCGCGAGAAGATGACTTGGCAGACCCAAGAGAACGAGAAAGAGCGCCAGATCAAGATCGCGGAGCTGCAGATGAAGGGTCAGATGGAAACGCAGAAGATCCAGAACGAGCAGCAGATCGCGCAGCTGGAATACGAGGGCAACGAAAAAGAGCGTCAGGCCAAGATCATGCAGATCAACGCCCAGATCCAGCGGGACGCTCAGAAGGGCGCGATCGACCAGCAGACCTCCCGGATGAAGGGCCAGCTGGACGCGCAGAAGCAGAACATCATGGCGCAGGGCATGCAGGAGAAGAACAGCATGCAGCGCGAGCAGATGGCGCAGAAGCAGCAGGACAACGTCCTGAACCGCAGCATGAAGATCAGCCAGTTCGATCAGGCCCAGAAGGCCAAGATGATGCCGAAGTTTCCGGGAGGTGGAAGATGAGGCGCAAGGAACGCCTGAAGTTCATCGCCAAGATCCGCGCTGAGGTGCTGGCCGAGGTCGCGGCCGAGAAAAAGCGCGAGCAGGAAGAGCTGGCGAGGCACTACCGGCAGGACCGCGAGCGCGCGCGCAAGCGCGAGCAGGAGATCTACGAGGAAAACTGCCGGCACTTCGCCGTCTTTGACGCATGCGCCGCCACCGTCACGACTGCCGAGATGGAGCTGTTCCAGAACAGCCCTGCCTTCCTCAAGTACCAGCAGCTACGGCGATCGCAGGGCCACAAGAAGCGCGCCCACACCCTCGCGACTGGCAATTCCAAGGCACCGTGACATGCCCTTTTATGGCGGCGCAGCGCAGACGACGGATCCAAAGTTCATCATGGACCGGCTGATGAAGGGCGGCATGTCCCGCATGCAGGCCGCGGCCGTTGTCGGCAACCTGCAGGCCGAAAGCGGGCTTGCATCCAACGCCATGAACAAGAACGAAGGCGCCTACGGCCTGATGCAGTGGCGCGGGCCGCGCTTTGAGGCGCTGCAGCAGTTCGCCGCCAAAGCTGGCCTGCCGTGGACGGACCCCGGCGTTCAGGCTGATTTCATCTCCCACGAGATGAACACCACGGAAAAAGGCAACGCTGCGGCGTTTCGGGGCGCCCGCACGATTGACGAAGCATCCGCCGCACTTCATCCTGTCATTCGCTACGGGGACGACAGTGGCCCCGCACGCGCCACCTTCGCCCGTAACGTTTTCGGCGGCGACCCCTCGCAACCGCAAACGGGGGCTGCGCCGGCTTCTTCCCCATTGCCCCAAGCCGGCCAGCCTGCTGTTTCACGTGGAACGTATCGGCCCACCGACGCCCAACTGCAGGAAGCGTGGGGCAGTCGCCCACAAAGGGGTCTTCGTGGCGGCATCGCGTCCCTAGGGGATGTCGGAGCCGCGTACATCTCAAAGAACAGACAACCTCAGGCACCCAGCGGGGGCCTAGGCGGGCAACCGCCGGTAGTTAGCGGCGGCGAACCTGACCCGCGCGCTGCCGTAACGTCAGCCGTGGTGGGGGCTCCTCCCGTCGCGCAAACGCCACCCGGCGCCCCGGCGCCTCCGGTCTTCCCGGGCGGCGTGCCGCAGCCCCGCGCGCGGCCGTTGGAGGCGCCGTACCGGGACGACAGGCTCCTGCCGCAGCAGCCGGTCGCCGAGATGGGCGCCTTGGTCGACCCGATGAGGTATGACTATGGCTGACCCGCGCGACGAGCTGGTCGACCCCATCCTCAGCAACGAGCCCGGCATGCTGCCGCCCGAGCCGCTGCGGCTGACGGTGCGCCCGCGCGGCGTAGAGGCGCCGCCGATCACCGACGTCGGCTGGGGATCGCCGACCGGCGCAGAGGGAAGGCCTTCCGGCCGGCTGTTCGAACCCGACCAGAGTGAGGCCCGACAGCCGACCTACGGCGAGCGCCTCGGCCTGCCCTACGTCGACCAGCAGGGCGGCAGCGGCGCACTCGGCGGGCTGGTGAAGGGCGTCAGGGACTGGTTCACCGCGCCGCCGGCAGCGGCGGATCCGAAAGGGGCCATTTCAAATCCGCCACCCCGCGATGCGACGGCCGGTCCGCGCCAGATGTGGCAGGGCGGGTATTCCTCCCCCACGCCGACCATGGAGAACCAGCCGGCTCCCGTGCGCGGGCTGAACTGGGGCGTGAACGAGCTGAACGACTACATGGGCGGCGCCGTGGAGGCCGGCCGCGTCATCAACGACCCCGGAGCCACGCCGCAGCAGGTGGACGAAGCCCGCCAGCAGGAGGCGCGCAAGACTGCCGGCCTGACGGCCAACCTCGCAGGCTTTGGCGTGACCGGCGCGTCGGTACGTGGCGGCGCCAGCGCAGGCGTCTTCGGCGGGCGCATCGAGCCCGCCCGCATTGCCTTCGCGGAGCGGCTGGAAGCGGAAGGTGCCAGACCGCAGGAAATCTGGAAACAGGCTGGCATCGCTCGCTTCGCCGACAAGCAGTGGCGGCAGGAGATCCCCGACCTCGCGGCGTCCTATCGCGGCGGCGTCGACGACATCGCCAGCCGGATCTTCGACCAGCAGAACCCGACGCGACAGGGGAAGTATCGCCCCGACCAGATCGACTACGGCTCGATCGCCGCCAAGCAGGCGGCCATGCAGAAGATCAAGGGCGGGTTGGTCCTTGAGGACGTCATCCCGCACCACCCAGAGCTGTACGGGAAATATCCCGAGCTGCGCCAGATGCCGGTGACGCACGACGCATTCATGGAAGCGTCGGGCGGTTACCTAGCGCGCAACAAGCGAGATCCTGAAGGGCGGATCTACTACCGCGAGGAGCCGGATCCCAAGACCGGAAAAGTCACGCCGCGCGGTTTGACCTTCAAGACGCTGATCCACGAGATCGATCACGCGATCGCCAACATCGAGGGCTTCGCCAAGGGCGCCAATTCCGACATCACCAATGTCAACATTGCTGGTTCTCCAGCCCGCAGATATTTCGAAACGATCGTGAAAAAATTCCCGCCCGGCTCAATGACACCTGCGGAGATCCAGCAGGCAAAGGAAAGAGCTGCTTCAACGGCCTACTGGGCCAGTGCAGGAGAGAATTCCGCCAAGATTGCCGAAATCCGCGCGG